CGGCGTCCAGGGATCAGGCGGAGATTCTGTTCACGCAGGCGGGGGGGTTTGTGCGTCGGTCGGAGCGGATGCTGGAGCGGTTCCGGGTGTATGACGGGTACCGGAAGATCTCGCATCTGCTGAATTTGGGTGTTGGGATCAAGGTGTACGCGGGCGATAAGGACACCGGGGATGGGGTGATTCCGACGTTGGCGTTGGTCGATGAGCCGCACCGCCACAAGGACATGGGCCTGTATCGGTTGTGGAAGGGGAAGCTTGGGAAGAGGGGAGGGCAGATCGTTGCGTTGTCGACGGCGGGGGAGCCTGATTCGGAGTTCGAGGATATGCGGGAGAAGATCCGGGAGCAGGCAGACGACCGGGTGTATTCGGGAAGGCACCGGTCGCATTTGCGGGCGGAAGGGAAGAGCCTCGTGTACCACGAGTGGATGGTCCGGTCGCGTGAGCTCGCGGACGATCTGGGGGCGGTGAAGGAAGCTAACCCGCTGGCGATGATCACGGAGGAGTATCTGCGGGAGAAGCGCGAGTCGTTGACTTTGGATTTCGGGACGGACTGGTTGCGGTTGACGTGCAACATCCCGACGCGTTCGACGATGGTCGCGGTGCCCGAGGCGGATTGGGACGCGTGCCGGGTGGATGAGCCGATTCCGGTGGGTGTGCCGGTGGCGGTGGGGGCGGACTTCGCGTTTCTCGAGGACACGACGGCGCTGGTGCCGTTCTGGATGAGGTCGGTGACGGAGCGGAGGTTCGGGTCGCCGTCGATCTTGGAGCCGCCGGGTGACGGGACGATGCTGGACACGGCGGATGTGAAGTCGGCGTTCCTTGCGATCCATGAGGTGAACCCGATCGACGTGGTGGTGATGGACCCGTCGAAGGCGCAGGACATCGCGCAGTGGGTCGAGTCGGAGTTGGGCTGCACGGTCGTGATGCGTGCGCAGACGAACGATTTCGCGTGTAACGACTACGAATTGTTCATGGAGGCGGTGCGGGAGCGGTGGATCCAGCAGGATGGTGACCCGGTGTTCCGCCGGCATGTGCTGTCGGCGATCCGGGCTCGTTTGCCTGGTGACCGGTACCGGTTCGATCGTCCGCGGACGCTTAGGAAGGCGCGGAAGGATCAGCGGAGGATCGTGATCGACGCGTTGACGGCGGCGGCGATGGTGCACGCGACGATGGTGAACCAGCCCGCGGATTCGGTGTACAAGACGCGCGGCGCGATGGTGCTGTGAATCCGATAGGAAGGCGCGAGTGCTCGAGTACGTGATGATCGTTCTGTTCGCTGCCGGTGTCGCGTGTCTCGCGGCCGGCGCGTGGATGGCGTGGCAGCCAGCGGGTTTGCTGGTCGCGGGCGCGGCGCTGGTGCTGGTCCCGATCCTGTGGGTTAGGGGCGGATGGGCTTCCTCGACCGGATAGCGAAAGGCGCCGAGTTCCGGTCGTTCACGGGGTTGTCGAACCCGGCGGACTGGCTGATCAACTGGGCCGGTGGCGGGTCGGCGTCGGGGCAGCCGGTGAGTGTCCATAAGGCGCTCAGGTTGGCTCCGTTCTTCTCTGGGGTGACGTTGATCTCGGAGACGATCGGGATGCTGCCGTTCAAGGTGTTCCGTGACGTCGAGGACGGCGAGAAGGTCGCGGCGTGGGATCACCGGGCGTGGCGGATGATCCATGACCAGCCGAACCCGATCACGCCGGCGCACCGGTTCTGGTCAACCGTGGCGGGGCATCTGCTGCTGTGGGGGAACGCGTTCGTCGAGAAGGTCCACGACCCTGTGACTGGGCTCGTCACCGAGCTTTGGCTGGTCGATCCGTCGTGCGTGACGGTGGAGTGGGACTCGCGGTTGCGGGCGAAGCGGTTCGTGTCGGACTCGACGCAGCCGCCGCGTCGGTGGTCGGACGAGGAGATGCTGCACATCACGGCGTGGTCGACGGACGGGCTGATCGGCCGGTCGGTGCTTCAGTGCCGTAACGCGTTCGGGTCGGCGTTGGCGCGGGACGAGTTCGAGGGGGACTTCTATAAGCGCGGGTTGCAGCCGTCGGTGGTGGTGCAGCATCCGGGGGTGCTGAACGAGGACGGTGCGAAGAACCTGCGGACGTCGGTTGAGGCGGCGCACGGGGGTACCGGGAAGATGTTCGGGACTCTGGTGTTGGAGGAGGGCGCGACCGTCGAGCGGCTGACGATGCCGTTGCGTGATTTGGAGTTCATCGCGTCGCAGCAGCTGACCCGCACGGATATCGCGGTGCTGTTGAAGATCCCGCCCGCTTATCTGGGCGGCACCACCGGTGACTCGCTCACGTACGCGACGGTGGAGTCGAATCAGATCCAGTTCACGCAGAACGCGATCGCCCCGTTGACGAACGCGATCGCGAAGTCGGTGTCGTCTGACCCGTCGATTTTCCCGTTCCAGTCCTGGTACGCGGAGCATGTTTTGGAGGGGCTGATGCGGGCGGACGCGAAGTCGCGGGCGGAGTTTTACAAGCTGCTCGACGAGGTCGACGCGATCACCCCGAACGAGATTCGGTCGAAGGAGAACATGCCGCCGTTGCCTGACGGTGATCGCACGGCGAGCGAACGGAAAGCGGATTTGACGCCTGCGACGATCGACGCGGAACCGGCGGTGCCGGTGCTGAACGGCAACGGCCAGGCTGCGCTGCCGGCCTCCACGAACTAGACCGTCTACGCGCCGATAGGCGCGGCCGATGGAGCAGAACGCGTTCTTTGACGCGCTCGCCGACGTACCGAACCTCCGGTCCGTGCAGTTCACGGACGTCGAGATGGTCGAGGCGGGCCAGGGCTACAAGTTCGACGGGATCGCCGCCCCCACCGGGATCTCCTCCGACCTGGGGGATTTCACCGAGGAATACGAGCGCGGCGCGTTCCGCAGGTTCCTCGTGGCGTGCAAGGACAACGTGCCGTTCCTGCATGAGCACAACCCGCGCGACCTCCTCGCGACCACCCGCAGCGGCCGTCTGAAGCTGGAGGAGGACGGCGCCGGGCTACGAGCTCGAGCGAACGTCGTCAGGACCGATCTGAGCGAGCGGATCAAGGCGCTCGTCGACTCCGGGGACATCGGCGGCATGTCGATCGGGATGATCGTTGGTCGCGGGAACGCGAAGATCGAGATGCGCGGCGGGAAGCCGCATCGGCGCATCCAGAACCTTCGGAAGCTTCTAGACGTCTGCACGACGTTCGACCCGGCCTACGTGACAACGGAGGCGCAGTTCAGGTCGATGACGTTGCAGCTTGCTGACTCCCCCGCGTCGTTGCAGCAGCTCCTGGTGGGCGCGTACCCGCAGCTCCAGGCAGAGGGCGACGACACGGTCGGTACGGAAGAGGAGCCGGCGCCCGCCGACGAGCCGGACGTTCCCGACGGGGACACGCCCGACGACGGCACAAGCGACGAGGCCGGGGCGTCCGAACATCGTTCGGTCGCAGCAGCGCAGCGGCGCCTGCAGTTGCTCATCTACGAAACGGGAGGAACCGAACGTGTCTGTCCGTAGAGACGACGTTCTCGCCCTGAAGGAGCAGCGCGCGCATCTGCTGAACGAGATGCAGGCGAAGTTCGCTGTGACGATGGACGAGGCCAGAGACTTCACCGCCGAGGAGCAGGCGGAGTACGAGAAGCTCGAGGGCGAGTTCCGGTCGACCACGCAGCGGTGGCAGACCGCGGAGGAGCTCTACAACCAGGAGAAGGAAGTCAAGAAGGCGCTCGACACGCCGATCGAACTCCGGCTTTCGGACGACGACGACGTGCCGACGACACTCGGCGAGTACCGGGCGAAGAACAGTCAGCAGCGTGTCCAGGACACCCCGGAGTACCGGATGGCGTACTGGCACTACCTGACCGTCAAGTCGCTGTCGGAGCTCGACATCGAGGAGCAGCGCGTCCTGTCGAAGGCGTCCGCTGGTGCCGGCGCGAACCTTGTGCCGACCGACTTCTACAACCAGATCATCAACATCCTGCGGTTCACCGGGCCGATCAACCAGCTCGCGCAGACGATCACGACCGACTCGGGCGAGACGATCCAGGTCCCGACGGTGTCGTCGCATGGTGTCGCGACGTGGACGGCGGAGAACGCGGCGTACACGGCGTCGGACGAGGTGTTCGGCCAGGTGTCGCTGAACGCGTTCAAGGCCGGCCGCACCGTCATCGTGTCGGAGGAACTCCTCACCGACGCCGCCTTCGGGCTCGACGGCTACCTGTCGCAGGAGCTCGGCGAGTCGATCGGGCTGCTGGAGGAGACGGCGTACGCGGTCGGTGACGGTTCCGGGAAGCCGATGGGGATCGCGACCAGAACGGCCATCAGGTAACCCACTCCAACACGTGCGATGGAGTAGGCGAGCTGAATGCCGAGCCCCTTGTCGTTGGTGCCGCGATCGTAGAACGGGTTTTTCAGATGCTCCCACAGCTTCGCGCCGGTCAGCGCATCATACTTGGCGGTGTAATAAATCTCGTCGCCACTGCTGTAGGTGTAACCCGTCGCCGCGACGTTTCCGCGGTGCGCTCGTCCTGTTGCAGATCGCGCTCTCGCTCCCGCTCCTCATCGGCGCGGGGCTCTTCCTGCACAGTCTGCGAAATCTGAAAACAATCGCGCCCGGCTTCGATGAGAACCGGGTCG